CCATTCACCCAGAGAGTGGGATACGAAGAAGACTATGTGACGGATATGATTGTCCACCAGTTGGATTCAAGAGACGGTGTGCCAACAGAAACGGTTACATTTGTTGACGCTTTCCCAATCACATTGAACGCATTACCAGTATCGTTTGAAAGCCGAGACTCAATCCATGAATTGACAGTTGTGTTTGCATACCGATATTGGTACACACCGGAAATGATGGATAGACGCAACGGAAGAGTTGCCATTGCGGGTGCCAGCATACAAGAACAAGGCGGGTTCCTATCTGCCGTGGCTGGCGCACTTTCTACGGTAAGGAAGTACACATCACAGATAAATAGTATTATGCAGGATTTGGAAAACAACTTGGACTTGGCACAGGGCGAAACATCGAACTACTTTGCCCAGTTAGCGCGAACCGTCCAAGAACAAACCAACCTGCCAGTGTCGGATGTGTTGATTTCCGTAAGAGGAATTGAAGGTGATATCAATGATGTCAATGACACAAACATACTAAGTAACTCGAATAAAACTGAATTGCTTGGAGCCACAGGCTCAATTATAAATTTGTTTTCACAATAATACTTGATTGGAGAGTGACATGGGTTTACCAGTTATAGATACACCACGATATACATTGAAAATGCCATCAACAAAAGAGGAAATTTCATACAGGCCGTTTTTGGTCAAGGAAGAAAAAATCCTGTTGTTGGCACTGGAAGGCAAAGACGAAAATCAAATGTTTCTCGCGATTTGCGATATCGTTAGAAACTGTACTTTCGGAAAAGTATCGCCGGAAGAATTGGCAACCTTTGATTTGGAGTATATTTTTACCCAAATCCGAGCACGAAGCGTTAGTGAGATTTCCACACTGTCGTTCCGATGCAAACACAAGGTACCCGTGGAGGGACAGGAAGAACCACAGGAATGTGGCGAAGTCATCAAGGTAGATGTTGATTTGACAAAGTTAAAAGTGGCAACACCAGACGGCCACAACCGAAAGATTATGATAACCGACACGATAGGAATGATGATGAGATATCCATCGTTTTCTATCATTAAAAAAATCAAAGAGGATGGTGGGGAAAATAACCTTTCTACGATTCTTTCTTGTATTGACTCTGTGTTCGATGGCGATGTTGTTAATACAAGAAATGATTTTACGGAAAAGGAACTTGAAACTTTTATTGAGCAGTTGCCAAGAAGTGTACTTGTTAGCATCAAGGAATTTTTTGACACCATGCCAACAATGAAAGAAGTTGTCGAAATGACTTGCCCCAAATGTGGAAACAAGGACAAGATAACCCTAGAGGGCATGACCGATTTTTTTACCTGAGCCTTTCCCACAATTCATTAGAGAATTATTTGAAAATTGAATTCGGGCTTGTACAACACCATAAGTACAACAGAACCGAAATTGAACAAATGATTCCATGGGAAAGGGACATATATGTTGGTATGCTACTCAATTTCTTGAAAGAAGAAAATGAGCGCAAAAGGCAAAAGCAACAAAACCATTGATAAGTTCGAAGAGAAAGGTTCAGTATTAATCCGTTATGCAAACATGTCGGCCAAAATAGTGGCTGGCGTAACTCGTCCGTTTGTTATTCCGCTATTCGATATGTTGGAACATGGTCGGGTGGCGCAACGAGCGGCATTGTGGGCTGGCATTTATTTGTCGATTTGGTGTATCCGTTGGGCGTTTGATTTTGCGGAAACATCACCACGAACTGGTACCGAAGTTGCGGCAATCATTGCTGCCATTTTGGCACCAATATCAATGCTGACTGGTGCCCTGATGAAGTTTGGTGAAACCATATATGAAGTTGAGGCGACAAGAAATCCGTCACGCACACCAACAGCCGAAGAACAAACAATGGTAGATAAAAACAATGGCTGAGAATAAGACACCAACCCCACCACCGGCAAAAGAACCAGGCCGTGGTGCATTACAGGCCATATCCAAGAATATTGGTCGTGGGTTGTCGAATGCATTGGATTCTGTGCCCATTGTTGGTCAATTAAAAAACACCGAACTGAAAGATTTGCCGAAACAGTTGGCCATGCAGCACAAAGAGCTTGGTGGATTCGCGCGAAGCTTTGGTTCGTTCTATTCCAGCGTTAAGCAAGACATGGCCGGTAACCAGAAAAGCCGAGACATGCTGGCCGATGACATGGAAGACATGCGCGACGGTCAATCAAAAGGATTTGAAAAGATTTCAGCCGCAACCGCAGAACACACAAGTGCAGTTGTCGATTCCATCGAATCGTTGGAAACAACGGTAGACGAACTGGATAGCGGATTGCTTGGTGATTTGTTATCGTCCATTGAAGACACAACAAAAGATTCGCTGGATGCGCTTATGGCACTGGTTGCCGTGTGGGACAAAGACGCATTCCAAGCTTTGGATAACAGCCGCATCGAAAAACTGTATCAGGAACAATTGGCAATCCAGAAAGAAGAATTGGATTTACAGCGGGAAGGCAGTAGTAACAATTTCGCCCAACTAGAATCAGAAAAAGAAGCTGCTGGGAAAAAGTCGTTTGAAAAATTGGCACCAACAGACAATAAAAAATCATCTTCTATTATTGGAGATATAATTTCTTCCGTTATATTCGGATTAATCGGATTGAAAGAAACCATTCTTGGAAAGATTAAGGGGATTGGTGTTCATATTAAAAAGCCATTCGTGGAAATATCAGAAAGAATTGGTAAAATTTTCGCCCCAGTAAAATCAACATTTTCAAAATTAGCCGCAAAACTGGAGCCACTTACAAAACACCTAAAACCGTTTTTGAAAGTATTATCCCCGTTTACAAAAATCCTGCGGGTTGCTGGTAGTGTTTTTTCAAAATTTTTACTTCCTTTATTCGCAATAGTCGATTTCTTCAAAGGGTTCAATAACGCAGCAGAAATTCTCGGAAAAGATTTAGCCGACCTAAGTTTCATGGATAAAGTCGCTGCTGGTCTTGGTTCTGCTGTTGGCGGATTGTTTGGTATTGTTGACGCTATTGCCGGATTGTTCGGAATAGATTTGGATTTGTCAAACGAACTGACTCCAAAATTTGCAAAGATATTTTCTGATTTGTTTGGTGGGAATTTCCTTGAAAGTTTGGCTGGGTTTGGTCAAATGATTATTGACGGTTTTGTGAGCTTGGGTGATATCATTTATCAGAAGTTTTCGGATAGTATTTCAGATATGATTGACGATGTTGCTAGTTTCTTCGGTGGAATATTTGATTTCATCAAAGGATTGCCACAGACAATATTTAACTTGTTACCAGAGTCGATACAGGGTCTTGGGTTCGTTCAGGGGTTGCTTGGTGCCAGCCCAGACCAAGAAATGGCCGCGCCGGAAATTGGAGACCGGACATCCGAGATTCCTGGCGCTACTATGGGCGTTTCTGAACTGTCAAACTTGCGTGACTTGAATGCGAAACGAGTCAATGCACTGTTCGAAAAACAAAAAACAACTGGGCTGTCGCCGGAAGAACAAGACGAACTGGAACAACGAAAGCGCGAGATACTTTCTCTTCGCCAAGAAATTGCAGCACCACAGACTGGTAATACATTGGCGGCACTTACGACCGAAAACGCGGAACTGTCTTCGCAGCCGGTTCAAATCATTGCACCAAACACAACCAATGTAAGCAACAATGTATCTGGTGGAAAAACTGTCATAGCAACTGTTCCGGAAAAACGCAATTCAGAAAGTACATTACATTCGCTATCAAGAAGAAACTTGGCTGGCGCATCATAAAAAAGGGGGGATGTTTTCATCCCCCCAAAGTACATCACATCAATTACAGATTATCAAAGAACGCTTCTGCATCGTCGCTGTCATCGTCTGTGTCAAATGGTGGACTATCGTCCGTATCATCTTCGGCAGTTCGTGGCTGAGACGCTTCCGCAGATTTGCGTTGTGGCTCAGGTGAACTTTGGGCAGGATGGTCGGTCGCTTCCTTGTTCATAATGCTGTCCATGCTCTGACCAATAACAGACTCCAATTGCTTTTTGAGTTCGTCATATGGCTTGAACTGGTCTGGCGCAACGAACTGTTGCAGACTATGTTCCTGTCTCCAAATTGCTTCGATTTCTTCGTCGGTTTCCGCTACAGCAGATTGCGACTTGAACGATGATTCCGAATACCCACGATATCCGTCTTCTTCTGCGATACGAAGAGTGAAATCAGCACCTTCCCACAAATCGAATGGGTTGAATGCTTCTTGGTCTTCGAATTTTGGTTTTACGGCGCTTTGGATTTTTGACAAAATCTTGGTACCGAATTTGTACAGCTTCACCTTTCCGTTGTTTTCCGGATTGGCTTTGTCTTCCACGACCAAGATGTTGGCGATGTAGGCCAGCTTGCGCTTACGCGCGCGCGCGGTATCTTCATCTTTCAACACATTCCAATAGTAGGAATTCAATTCCGCAACGGGGTCATCTTGTCCGAGAGTGGTCAACGAGTTTTCGATGTACCATTTTCCGGTTGAGCCTTTGAACCCGTGACTCCACAGTTTTACGAAATCTTCTTCTTCGTTTGGCGGTGCTGGAAGAAAACGAATCACGGCATACCCATTACCCGCCTTATCGACGGTTGGTTTCCAGAAACGGTCATCGTTACCGCCATTCTTACCGGCAGCTTCGAGCTTTTTCTGAAGGTCTTGGATGTTTGAACCGCGTTTCTTTTTCATGGATGCAAATGAACTTGCCATGTTTTTGTACTCCGTATGTACGCTTGTTTAGCTTATGTTGTATTGTTTCATCAGCGTATCCAAAAATTCATATGCAGAATTCATGTTTACGCCACACATCACAAACGGCTCATATTTTAGTGCATTGTCCCTGAGAATAACCCAAGAATCTTGCTCACCAATCTGCTTATCAAGGTATGGAAAAAAGTCACAATACGCGTTGAGAACAATGATTGTCTCTGGCTGTATTCTTCCCGTTATCCAATATTCCACGATAGGCGGATATGTTTTGTCCCCAGATACAGTGAACATGGAGACGAAAGATTGTTTATCGGTTACTCGCAACTCATCAAATAGTAATTCGATGTCCTGTTTGAACCTATATCCGAATCCGGATAATGTCTTTGTCCTTGCTAAGTGCTTGGCATGACATTCATCGTTTAATAAGCCACCAACCCAAGTCGATGGATTGTCTTTTAATATGGACACTAGAAACGATATCAAGTCCAGTCCAGTACCATATTTGCGTTGCAGTTTGACAAACATGTATTTGTCGTTTCGTTTCAAGAACGAATTCTCGGTGCAACTAACCACACCCTCATATTCGAAAAAATCATAATCATTGCTTGTGAAATGTCGTTTGACCGCAAGGTATTTTTTGTATGCGTCGTAACCTTCCAACGCATTGTTGTAATTATGAGCCAACACTGTCATATGGGAAGTTTTGCAGATTTTGGAAAATAATTTTTCTGGGTTGCTTCTTCTTTGATTTTGTCTTTCAGTGATGGCGATATCAATTTGGATATCGCCTCTATGTCCAAATCATTACGCTCACAATAATCAACGACCGCTTCCATATAGCTACACTGCCCATTAGAATCATGGACTGTCTGTTCAATCATTTGCGAAAATGCGGATGTGGATGGAATCGTTGGGTGTTCTTGCATAGATATGGTCACATCAAAAAGTGAATGATACGGATAGTCATCGTCAATGTCAATGGGTTTTTTGCGTAATTTTCCGACAGGTGTCTTTTAATAGCTCACTATTTTCTTGGCAATATATTTTAGCATCTGTCAGTAACGCGGTGATATTTTTTTGACTGGCGTCATCAATTGACCGACTAGACTTAATCAATTGGGGCTGTAGTCTTATGTATGCGTCCCTGTTTATCGTGCGCATTTGATAATCAACAACGCCAGTTGGTGCATCCGACAAGATGGGAACCAGTTTATCAAGCCAACCAAATACGCCCCAGTTTTTGCTTTGGTCGTAGTGTATTGGCCGTCTGCTATCGCCGGTTCCAATAGAAACAATCAACAATTCTTCGTTTGGCCATAGCTTCTTTGCTTCCGCATATGCGCACATAGCCGGATTGTTTGCCGCAATAGCCCCATCAATAAGTACCATGTCATTAATTTTTGTTGGCGGAAAGAAAATTGGTGCGGAAGATGTGGCCGTCGCAATCTTGTAAACAGGACACATGTAGTCTCGTTCTTTCCAGTTTTTGAAAAAATACGGACGGCGTGATTCCAAGTCGTATGTCGTAATCATCACTTTGGTGGACAATTTGTAAAAAATATCATGTCCAAGATACTGTTCCATTGCTTGTTCCAGTGGTTCGCTTTTGTATTTTGGGTAAAATGCTCCCCCGAACAAGCGTTTGGAAAAAACACTACGACCAAATTCAATATAGAAATCGGTTATTTCCCGTGCCGAATAAACAGCACCGGAATCATCTTGTTTTGTTAATGCAATGGAAATGATGCCACCAGTCGATGTACCGGCAATAAGGTCAAAGTGTTGTGCGATGTTGGTGCCAAGAATGTCTTCCAATTGTGCAATCACCGCACTTGATAATATTCCGCGAATCCCGCCACCGTCAATACACAATATTTTTTTCATTTTTCTTGTATTCTTTTGATTCAACAAAAAATAACCCAGACCGAACGAACAATTCATCTTGGTTCAGTCTGAATTCAAACCCGAATGTAAGGTCTATCCCAATAATAAGACCATCATACACAAGAACCTTGGTGGTTCCATCACTTCGCTCATGGATATTCCACTTGTAAGCGAATATTTCCATGGGAATCTTATTGGTGGTTCATTTTATATTTATGTTGGCGCAGTTCGGATGTCCAAGAATATAGTTGGCCACATCACCAAATGAATCAAACCGCATTGTCCCAACCATGTCTGGGCGACTATCCCTAACCAAACGGATAGCAGTGTGCCCACACTCTTTGGCTTCTTTACAGTATTCTGGGCTGTCATCAACAAAGATAGTTGGTTCATACATTTCAAGAAACTTGGTTTTTGATTCACCAAGATTCACTGTATGGATTTCGCTGAACGCATTTGGGAACCAGAAATTCAGGTTTTCCATGCGATATCGCTTTGATTCTGGATTGTCGCCAATGGCAGTAATGGCAACAAAGTCGTAGTCTTCTTTGAGCAAGTTCACAGGGATAATAGCATCCTGAAATGGAACCAGATATTTCATGTACTCGGAACGGTTATAGTCATACACCAAGCGCATGGCTTCTTCTGCTGGAAGGCCAGTCAGTTCGGCACCAGAACGATAATGGTTGCTGCCAATGGCCATGATGGTTCGTGTCGGGTCAATGCCGCGTTTCACCAAAAACTCAGGCAGTTTTGATAACCAAGATAATAGGCACCCATCAATGTCTTGCAAAATGATTGGTTTTTTCTTCGTTGTCATGTCAACTCTCCGTCATCATTAAGATGATATTGCAAAAGTTTTTCTCTCAGGATAGGCAAATATTTTTTGCGCTCTTCCTGAAACACTTGTGGTGGATACATGTCGTTACCGATAATCACCACCAGATTTTTAATCGAAATCCCAGTCATTTCTTCTAGCATAAGAGAATACAAGCAGCACTGCAAAAAGTAATTGAGAATCCAATCTTTTTGTTTTTCCTTTTTGCTGGTCTTGAAATCAATAATCGACAATACGCCTTTGTATTCAGCAATACAGTCGACCCGCCCAGCCAGTTTCAGTCGATGAGAATACAAAGCCACTTCTTGCGCGATGATGTTATCAATTGCATGGAGCATCGGCTTCATTTTTGAAAAAAATGCCCTGTCTCTCGAAGACTGGGATAGAATGAAATCCGGCCTGTTGTTCAGATAATGCTCACACATCAAGTGAATGGTGTTTCCGCGAGTGGACGCCTCGGTTTGTATTTCCTTTGCCGCTTCTTCGCCCACACGCGCAACCCATTCGGCAATATAATCCTCCGTCAGTTTGCTGAGAAATGTGGTGACGGAAATATATCGTTCACCAGTTGGCAAAACATACACCCGCCCAGAGTCAGTCGTTTCTGCATCAATATCAGCAAATTTGACTATCGGATTATGGGTGTATGTTTTGTTCCTAAATAATGTCGGTGCCATCAATGAACGGTTTTTGGCACATCACTTGTGGTTGGCATGTCATCAATACTGTCAACCCTTGCGCATTGTTCTTCGGTAACATCAATGCCGTAGTTTTCCTTGACGAACTTGATAACGATTTTTTCGACAATCGTCTGAATCACCATGTCTTCGTATTTGACTGAGGAAAAATACAATGCACTGGAAACCATTTGGGCAAGTTCAATGAAAAACTTCTCATTGTTTTTCGCATCAATGTCCGGAAATGCCTCGTCAATTAGGGCAACGATGCTAGTAGTGGTCAGTTTGGCCACGCTTGCGCAATAACCAACCAAATTATCATTATCAACAACAGCGGTTGATTTGTATGACACTTCTTCGTTGGTATCTGGGTCTGTTGCATGATGAGTGCGTTCGTATGTTTCGAATGGCATAGGAATTGACGCGGTATCAACGGTTTGCTCATCATCTTTTATATCGTCTGTCATAACAAAATCCTCACTTGGTTTCGTTTGTGGTTGAAATGATACATTGCGGAACAACAAGACTACGAACAGTTTGTTCGACATAGTCTTCATATGACAGCTTGTAGTTTGTCCAGCGATGGAAAGTCCACAGGCCATACACGATAGCAATCAGGCCGATAATAATACCAGCCGCGATTGCAAATTCAATAACGGAAGTTTTAATTCGTTCCATGATATTTCCTTGATAATAGACACCACATACTAACAGTGAGAAATGGGAATGTCAAGCTTTATAAGTGCTTGTTTTTATTGGAATTTTCTTGAATTTGATTTTTCCGCGCAACGCATCCAGCTTGGCGGCAATGGTTTTGTTCTTTGCATACTTGGTTGCGGTATATACCAGAGCCAATAGGAGGTTGTATGGCAGCGAACCAAGCCAAGGTACACTCGCGATACTGCCGGTTGCGAAAAGCGTCAGGAGCATGATTCCAGAAGCCCCAGTGAACAATTGTTCGATGGAGAAGTTTCCCATCAATGCATTGAAAACCGCCTCAAAGTTGAAATCGTAATCAAGGTCGCCAATAAAGGTCATGTTCATCCAGATATACACCAGTAGGGCGGCGATTAATACCCCACTAAGTTTTTTCAGGATTGGATATTTTTTCAAAATTTCGTCCGCTTTAGCCGCACCAGACTGTATTTTTTTCATCATTCCGGTGTTGGCAATTTCATGAAAAACGGCAAACAGCCCATTACGCCAAAGTTCGGATACTTTTGACAACGCACCAAGCATGGACTTGATACTGAAACCAAATCCTTTCAATATGGCATACATGTTTCTATTCCGGAAACCAGCAACAACGCTGTCTATCCCAATACCAGTGTCTTGCGCCACCTTGACGATTTCTTCCCTGAAATTTTTGAAAATCTTCTTTAGTTCGGCACCAATATTTTTGAATCGGTCAATCACGCCTTCTTCCAAGTAATTTGGATTGTTTATTTCTTTCAGGACATTCAGGTAATCCAGATATTCCGCATCATGTACACATGCGGGCACAGGCGCGCGCGAGGACTCAAACTCGGCAATAGAAGATTCCAACAAAGTGTCTATGCGAAACGAAGCAGCGTCTTTCATCGGTCGGCGTCCACAATGGTCAGGTATACATTTTCGCGCATTTCCGCCTTTTTTGAAAACCACTTATAAAACTCTTCGTATGCGGAGGTTGATTGTGTAATAGTTCCACCACCATTTCCATTTAACAACGAGCCACGACCAATCAGGATACACGCGTCGGTGTCTTTTTCGGTATTGCCAATGTGGATATACACATTTTCAAAATTTACAACATCCATGATTTGGATGTGCCAAGTAAACCAAGGGAATCGGTTTTTGTATTTCGTGGTCATTGGGCTTTCGACTTTCCGGAATTCCAGTTTATATCGACCAGCCGGAATTCTGGTTTCGCCAGCAATCTTTGTTGTGCGATATTCATCTTCGCATGTGGCATACTTGTGGGCATCATCAACAATCATTTCACCAATAGTAGAATTGGAGTCACTACTGGTTCTGGTCATTTTTATTTCGTGTGATGTTTTTCCGCTGGTGCAATTTAATCCAAACATTTTCCAAATTTCCGTTCAGTTATCAAGAATTCTTTTACCAAGTCACTTCTGACAATATCGTCTTCGCCAAATTTTATGCTGCGAAACGACGCCATATTATTTAGGATACGGGTAAACCCAAGTATCCCATCTTTTTCTGATTGTTTTTTTAGGTCAGACTGCTCATAATCACCACAAAAAATGATTCTGGAATTTGACCCAACGCGGGTAATAACGCTGGCCAGTTGTGGGTAGTTCAGGTTTTGGCACTCATCCACGATGATGATTGAGTTGTCTATGGTTATGCCCCGTATGTAAGACACTGGCATAAAAGTCAGGAAGCCGCGTTCTTTCAGGTCATCATAGTTGTTTTTTGTCTTGAATAGCGAGTCGCAAATGGAATCATATGGTTCTTGGTATGGGTATAGCTTTTCTTCGTATGTTCCGGGTAGCGCGCCCAAGTCTTGGGAAGGCACCGCGCTGCGGATAATTACCAAATGTTCGTATGGTGAATTTTTATCAAAAAGTTGCTCGAACGCCAAATACATGGAAATGAATGTTTTGCCAGTACCGGCCATGCCAAATAACAATAGATGATTGCCCTCTCGAAATGAGCGAAATGCGGCGTCTTGGTTTTCAGTCAGCGGTGAAATTTTTTGGAAGTGTTCATAATATGGCAGTTGTCGTTTTTTATTTTTTGCCATTTACTAGCTAAGTCCTTTTTGTGGTGGTTAGTTGATTTCTATCGTAGAACCCCTGTACGCCTTCTTCATTGATTTCAATTTTTCCTTAAATCCGTCTGGCGTTTTGATATGCGTTTGCGTTCCAGACACCAGCATTGGCGGGCTGGATATTCTTAGCTTGACAGAATTCTCGGCTTTGCATGATGGACATGGTTCGGCTTCTGGTTCTTTGTATTTCGAAAAACTTTTGATTTCGGTAAAACACGAATCACACGAATCACAATGATACTCATACATCGGCATAAACAATTCTCACTCAAAGTTTCTTTTGAATAAATGGCGCTTGATAAAACGAAGTGTTTCCAGTGGCAAGGTAAATAAATTAAACAAGAAAAAAGTAGTGCTTAGTTTGGTAAACTCGACCGCGTGTTTGGGTTGTTTTAGCAATAAAATTTCTTTGCTCTTGGTACCAACAGCAAGTGCCATTACAGGAAACTCGTTGTTGTCGTATATATAACAAGCATTTCCGCTTCCTATTGGAATGATAAACACCTCGGTTCTGCCCTCGACGATTATCA